GAGCAACTATCTGAGGCTATATTTTGCGCACTAGAAGACCCTATGTTTAGGAATTGTATGTATGAAGCGTTATGTAACCATTTTATATTTCAAAATGATGAAACAGATTTAGAGGTATTTAATAAGAATATAAGACAAGGCAAAGTAGATAAGGCAATGGATGAACTGCCAGTAATATAAATAACAATTAAAAATTAAATTATGGAATTAGAAGTAAAAGGAACTCTGACTAAAATAGGAGAAACAGTAACAGGAACTGGTAAAGATGGCACACCATGGAAGAAGCTAACTTATTTAGTAGAAACAGACCAAACGTATAATAACTTATATGCTTTTGAAGTATTCAGTCAAGAGAAGGTAGAGCAGTTTAAAAAGTACAATACTGAGAATACTAAAGTTTGTGTAAAATTTAACGTATCAACAAATGAATGGCAAGGAAAGTATTTCACGACATTGCAGTCTTGGAGATGTACAAAGGACGATTCTCAGACTACAGAGAAAGCGCATGTACAAGCTGAGGCAGAAGATGACTTACCCTTTTAGGAAGGTAATAGATTTATTTTTAAGCAACGGATACAAAATAAAATAGCTTATATTTGTACAACTAAATAAAAATATTACAATAGATATATGTAGGCTGAAATGCAAAAGCAGCTACATTAAATATTAAATAGTTGAACCCTTTAATGGTGAGTAGAGTTGCATTCTCGAAAGCTGTTAAAGGGTTTTTTATTAATTAAATTTTACTGGTTTTTAGAAAACCTTTATACATTATGGCAAATACAAAACTTACATTTTTTTGCGAAACAGGAGACAGAACTTCTATGGAGTGTAGTCAATATGAAAGAAATATAGTTGTTTCAATTTCATGTGGAGATGAATACTTAGATATTTTATTAGATATACCTACTGCTATTAAGTTTGCAAAAACGGTTAGAACTGAGATAAACAACGCTAAAATATATGATGATAAAAATTGGTTAGACGGTTATATGAAAAAGGAGGGTTCTAATGAATAGTTACGAACTAAGTCGGAATTGGTTTAATTACTGTTTTGACAATCCAGAAAAGGTTAAGCCAACACATACAGCAGTTTACTTTTTTGCTATTGAACATTGCAACCGTTTAGGATGGAAAGAAAAGTTTGGTTTTCCTTCTCAGATGGTAATGGAAGCAGTAGGAATAAAGAACTGGAGAACCTACAGCAAGGTACTAAATGAGTTAGTAGACTTTGGCTTTATTAAAATGATAGAAATAAGTAAGAATCAGTATAGTTCTAACATTATTGCTATTGTAAAAACTACCAAAGCACCTACCAAAGCACTAGACAAAGCACTACAAAAGCACAGTACAAAGCAAGGTCAAAGCACTGTTAGTATAGATAAACAATTAAACAAAGAACAAGTAACTACTATTTCAGTAGAAACATTCCTACTTTGGTTTAATAAAAAGAAAGAATTAAATAATGGAGTAAAAGGAAAGTTTAAAGTTTTAACTTTGACAGATGAAAACAACTTAAGGAAACTTTTAAATAGTTACAACTTAAAAGACTTTAATTATGCGATAGTGAATTTATTTAGTTCTAAATGGGCAAAGGAAAACAATATGATAACACCTAGCCACTTTTTAAGAGTAGAGAACTTTAATAAATACCTAAACCAAGAACATAAGAAACAGAAATTAGTTATCCACCCTAAAGACTACCTAGCATGATATTAGAAAACAACTCAGGTAAAAAGTATTTAGATTCTATTAGGGATGGAAGTTTTAAACTAGGTTTAGAAATAGGCGCTCCTCTGGATTCACATCTAAGATACAAGCAAGGAACTTTTAACGTTATGGCGGGGCATGCGAATGTAGGAAAGACTAAATTTATACTCTATTATTACCTTTGTCTAGCTGTAAAGCATAGCAAAAAGTTTTTAATCTTTAGTGCTGAGAATAGCACAGGAGGAATAAAAAGAGATTTAATACAACTCCATGCAGGTAAGCAACTAAAAGACCTTGACGAGCAACAGTATGAATATCACTTTAACTGGATAGGCGAACACTTTAAATTTATAGACTTTGAACAGTTCTACAGAATAAATAAAAGGTTTATGAACTTTCGCGATGTGTTTAAAGCAGCTCTTGAGGATTGTGAATACTTTGATGCTTTGGTAATAGACCCTTACAATAGTTTAGCAACCTGCGAAGATATAAAAGGCAATAGCCACGAGCGAGATTATGCAGTAGCTTCTGAGTTTAGAATGTTTTGCAAACAAAATAACAAAAGTATCTATCTTTTAGCGCATGGAAATACAGAAGCACTACGTAAAACCTTTACGAAAGGACACGATTTTTATGGGCATCCTATTCCGTTAATGGCTTCCGATATTGAAGGAGGCGGCAAGTGGGTAAACAGAGCCGATGACTTTATTGTAATACATCGACTAACTCAGCACGAGTCAGAATGGATGAAAACAGAGGTACACATCCGCAAAATTAAAGAAGTAGAAACTGGAGGCACACCAACTTTTATGGAATCGCCTGTAATATTTCACATGGATAAAGGAGGTTTAAGTTTTAATTGTTACATTAGACAAAAAGATTATAGTATATTACCGCCCAATGCAAAGAATCCATTAAGCGAGTTACCTATAATAGAGCCTAAACAAATAGAACTAAAACCAAATAAAGCATTTGATATTAACAAAACTATAGAACCTAAGCCAACAAAAGACGAGGACTGGCTAAACGGTTACATGGAAGAAGAAGAATTTAAAATATGACACTAGAACAACTAACTACAAAGCTAGAACTTAATATTCTTATTGAAAGGGTACTAGAAAAGAACGGAGCATATAAACAGCCTCTAAGCAAAGAAGAAGCTCTAAAGGGTCTTACCCTATCGGAAGATGCTAAAAGTACCTTAAACACGCTTAAAAGTGCTTTAGAACAGATTAACAAGTTGTATGACTTGAGCATAATGTATAGTAAAGAACTAAAAAACAAAGATTCACAGATATACAAACTATCTGTAGAGAATAGTAAACTAAGGACTAGGGCTAACTTAGCCGACCAAAGAACAAACAACATAAGTGAATATATAGAACTACATAAAACTAAAGAACTATGAAACTACTTAAACAATGCACACTCGATGGTGTAACTAGACGAAAAGACAAGAGCTTAAAAATTTCATTTATTACAAGCCTAGAGCAAAGCAGTAACGAACTAATGGAAGTTGATAAACTACTAGACAGCTCAGGAGTATTATACTTTAAACAAAGCGAGGGATTATCTACAGATGAAATAACTCAGATTGATAAAGTAGTACTAGACAAACCAAATGGCAGGACTCAGAGCGAAAGACTAAGAAATGTATTGTACCTTTACTGCAAACAGAAGATGAGCAAAGAGCCGACAAAGGAACAGTTTGCAGAGTTCTACCAAAAGTACACAGAGAAGTATATCCAATATATTAAAGACCAATTAAACTAATTAAACTATGAAAGCTAAATTAAAATTGATTTGTCCACTTTGCGAAAAGTTATTTACAACGCATAAAAGTAATAGAATTTGGTGCAAGGATGAATGCAGAGAAAAACACGAAAGAGTTAAGGCACTTGTAAAAGATAACCATAAAAAGCAGGAAACTTTGAAAAACGAATATTTAGAGTACAACTTTGAAAGAGATACTTTTTTTATTAAAGGGTGGGAAACTGCAAACAAAGAACAAAGAAAACAATTAATACAAAAAATAAATAATTATGTTTAAAAATACAGAACAATTTAACGATATTATACAAGAGTTAAAAGCAGAAAAAATACTTTCAGAGGTAGCAAAGTTTGAATGTTTTGATGATTCAATAGCAACTTTTAGCTATACAGATGCTGACATTTACCACGAATTTAATTTTATTTGTGATGACACATTTTTTAGAGAGATGAAAATATCAGAAATTTTAAAATTAAAAAGAATAACATATTTTAGTCATGATATTTATGAAAAACCTTTAGAGGAGTATAGAAAGATGGCAGGGATTAAATATTCATCTTATGATATTAACGGACTTAACTAAATGCCACGTTGTAAAGTTTGCAAAGACAAATTCGAGCCTAAGTACTTCCTCCAAAAAGTTTGTTTAGAGCCTAGCTGTATTTTAGAATGGAGTAAGAAGATAAAAGACAAAGAATGGAGAAAAGAAAAAAAGCATCTAAAGGATAAGCTAAAAACATATTCAGACCATGTTAAAGAGTTACAAATAATATTCAATAAATTTATAAGGGCAAGGGATAACGGACTGCCTTGTATATCGTGTGGTAATCCAAACATGAAAAAGGTTAATGCTTCACATTATTACAATGCAAATAATCATTACTCTGTTAGATTCAATGAAGATAATGTACACTCAGCGTGTGAATATTGTAATACTTATTTGTCAGGTAATTTAATACCATATAGAGAAGCACTAATTAAAAAGATAGGAATAGAAAGATTTGAGTATTTAGAATCAATAGCTAACGATACTGTGAAATATTCTATTCCTGAGCTAATCGAAATGAAAGTAATATACAAGGATAAAATTAAAAAGTTATAAAAAAATTAGGTAGAGTAAAATATTCTATTTAAAATTGCAGACATAAACTAAATTAAAAACTATGAAAAAAGCACCACAAATAAACATCTTCGGAGAAGTAGAAGAGCAAAATGTATTATTAAGAGATAAGTTTATGGAACCTCCATTTAGCGTGCTAGATACAAAAGGTGGAGCTTGGCAAAGTAGAAAAAGAGAATGGAAAAAGTTAGGCATTAAAAGTCACTTAGGCAGAGAAGCAGAGTGTAATGTTAAGACAATGAGTGGTTTGACGCCTGAGCAATATTTTGAAAAGTACGGCAGAAAACCAATGACGGGTGTTTCTATTTTTGACCCTGCTTTATGTGAATTGATATATAATTGGTATTGTCCAGAAAACGGAACTATATTAGACCCTTTTTGCGGAGGTTCGGTACGCGGAATTGTATCTAATTATTTAGGTTATAGATATACTGGTATAGATATAAGGCAAGAGCAAATAGATAGCAACAGAGCACAAGCCTTAGAGCTTTGCGAAATAACAAATCAACCTAGCTACTATGTAGGGGATAGTAACGAACTGTTAAAAGGTTTTAATAAAAAATTTGATTTAATTTTTAGCTGTCCTCCTTATGCTGATTTAGAAGTTTATAGTGATTTGGATGGAGATATTTCTAATAAAAATTACGAAATATTTATAAAAATGTATTCTGAAATAATAGT